CTATTATTATATTGGTTTCCGCCGTTAGAACCACCACCCGGCATGGTTACAGGCGCATTCGGATCAACATATCCATATGAGCGAGTGCCTCGTTCACCCGTTACGGGGTCCATGTAGAAAGAGCGCAAGAAATCATATTGACCGGGATATGCTTCGGCGTAAGACGTTTCCATTTGCTCTTGAAATGGCTGACTGGTGTAAACTTCCATGCCGCCGACAGTGGTTGTTGGCATGGATGGTGGTGCAACCGTACCCAAACCAAGTGAGCTTAGAAGATCATTTGTGCCGCTATACATTGCAGCCGGAGCAACCGCTTGATATTGAGGGACATTTACTGGCCCTGCGCTATATTGCTCCAACATTTGGTTGAGCAAAAAGTTTCGAGCCGCTTCCGTTTGCGGGTCAAGCTGACCTGTTTGTTCAGGCTTGCCGAATAAAAAATCAAAGATACCCATTTTATAACTCCGAACGGTTTAAACATTTATACCACATTTTGCGCATATTGACACCCCTAGCCGTGCAACCTCGTTATCGCAATGGTGGAAGCTGGTGCTGCGGGTGCAAACGCCGTTGCCGCAGTTGCATCAAGAAATCCGCTGGTGCTGTCAACAGCCCACATCGCTTCCAAGTAATCTCCGGCTGCAAATTCAAATATCGCTGACCTACTGACAACAAGAACCGAACCGTTTTGATGCAGTGCGTTCTTCATCGTTGACCCAGCAACGTCCGTGCCGTTGACGCGGGGCCAAAACCAGAAGTTTACAGTTGAGCTGGATGTGGACGCAATCTGCGCCGAAAAGCTAACCATGTACTGTCCAGCTTCCTCAAACACCAAGCGTGAGGCTGGTGTGCCGTTTGTAATGCCATCAGCAATGCTTGATGTGTACGTCAAAGCGTACGCTGTGTTTGCAGATGCAGCAGTCTGATCCGTTGTGACGCCGCCAGCATACTGGCCATCCTCAAGCACAATCTGACGCCACTCGCCGTTCTTCGAGACCACTGGGTAGCCGTTAACCCGATCCCACAGCAAAACGCCATCTTCTGCCGCCGACACGGACGCATCCTTGGCGTCAAGCTGGTTTAAAGCCCTGCCAAGATAACGGCGCAGGTTTTCCGCCCACGCCGCTAAGTCCACTGTGATCGGCGGAACAACTCTCATCGACGCCCACCCTGCCGCGCGTCAAGCCGCATGATGCCAACGCGCCAATCAGTTGCAACGCTTCCCTCAACACGCATCCGAACCTGACGCCCCTGAAAGCGTACAGATGTCGGGTTGCTCATGCTGAACGGCCCGTATTCGCTCTCAGCGCCATTCGGGTAAAAGCGCGTCTTAAACGTGGCGGATACATCGCCTTGCGTTTTCTCGTCTGGAATAAGCTCGACCACATTCATAAGGTTGTCGCCAGCGCCAATGGAGATCGGCCCGGTTTCAGCGTATGGAGTGCTTGCGCCGTAGTTGTACCCGATTTCATGCTCATACAGTGTGCCGTCACTTGCAATGAACATTGGGTAACGGAATACGCCGCGATCAACGCCAGCCGTGCGATCCATCTCGCCTGTGATCCAGATGTTTTCAACGAAGTCATAGGCAACGTAGCGGTTGCACTCAAGGCTGTCTGCGCTTGGGTAGAACCACCAGATTTCGTTCCACGCGCTGTTGACCACGCAAGAAACTTTTGACCGCTGATCCTTGTTGATGTCGCTGAACACATAGTCAGCCACGTCACACGGGATGCTCTGCACCCTGCCGCCGGAGTAAACGAAGAACCCACGCAGACCCATCCAGATCACGCCGTTGTCAACAGACGCCGCCGCACGGGCCGCTATAAGCCCACATGAGGTTCCAACTCGCTCCACACCGTACACAAACGGCGGACCGGAGTACGTCAGACTGTGTGCGTCCTCTGTCGTTAGGATAAGCGACTGGCCGCGTGTGCGAAGCCCGGCGAGGATAACGCCGTTGGTTTGCAGGTTTATGTCGCCAGCCTCGTTTGTAGCTGCGGGCGTCCAAGTTGTGTTGTCTTCGCGGTCTGACCACTGCACCTTGCGAGGATCGCCGCCAGCGCCGAAGCACACTACGAAACGCTCTTCCGTCACCATCATGCCAGTGCAGCTTGTTGGGGCGCTTGAGATCAGCGCAGCGTCAGTCAGAACGTCACCCTGCCACTCGTACAGCTTGCCATCGTCATGTGACATGGCCAGCAAGTATTCGCCCCAGTTCTCAAGAGACCACGTTGTGGCCGGGAGGATGGTTTCGGTGTCAGCGCGTGGCAAGCCGTATTCTTCGTTGCCGTAAAACCCGCCGCCGTATGCTGTGTTGATGTTCGCATCGATGCGACCAGCCGTGAGGCCAGCGGGTGTAATGTCAGTTGCAGTGCCGTTTGCGTTGATAACGTACAAGCTGTTGTACGTCCCCGCAGCGGTCTGGCGGAGGCCGTCATTCTCTTCCCACGCAAGCATGGAGCGGACAACGCCGTTAAGGTCAACGGACGCGCGTTGACGCCAACCGCCAACAGGACGCAGTGCATCTTCGTGCCAGCGGACTAAGTTGATGTCCCGCCAGCGGCCCTGTGACATGAGATCAGTGCCGTTGCGATATTGCCCTGCTGGTAGTTTGAGAGGAATTAACGGCATTTGCCTTCCCCCTTACGCGTTCAGAGCGTCAAGGTCGTCCCAAACACGTTGAGCGTGAGCAGCGGCATCAAAGGCAACCGTTGCGTCAGGGTCAGTCGGATCAGGGTCAGTCCAGCTATTTGATGTCGCCTCTGCTGCAAGATACGTTTGCAAGTCTGCCTTGGACGCAAACACTGTGATCGCGTCAGATGTGTCAGCGCCATCTGCGGAAATGCCGACCATCATCCAGTCCTGCGGTGAGGCAGTGTTTGGATCAGCAACTGCGTACATTCCGCCAGTTGACTGAGGAACGCCAAACGTCAGCCACGTTGGGATAGTCCCATCCGCTTCAAGGCGGTACTTTACTACTTTATGAGCCATCAGTTTGGTCCTCTATCTGCGGGGTGTTAGTCAAAGATGTTCTGTCGAGTATATCAAAACCACGGCTGTTTGCAAAGTCGCCGGGGCAGTGCGCCCATTTATCAGCGCAAGCCTCTAGCCACTGCACCGTGTGGTGATGCTCGGGAGCCTTGCCTTCTTTGACAAGCTCGTTCTCCCAGTTGAGATACGACATAACTTCAAGCTGCGCCTGCGCTGCGTTGATGCCAAGGTCAAACAGGTAGATCATATTGCCCTCGTCAATCACGCCGTTGCGTGGACGGGCAGAGTTGAGCGCCTGTTTCATGCAAGTCATGATGTGATACTTGATTTCCTCAAGCTCGTAATCTTCCTCGGTCAACTCATCCTTGCCGATCTTCTTCATCAGGTTTTCGTACTGATTGGTGAAGAAGTTGAGCTTGCGAACAGCGCCTTCGACGTAGCCACGGGAGCTTGCTGCTTGCGCTTGCTTCTCAGTGATCTTGATCTCCAGCATCTCGCGCTCAAGATCGTCGGTCTCTTCTGACAGCTTGCGCTCTAGCTTCTTGAGCTTGACCTCTTCCTTCTTCATCTTGAAGTAGCCCTCTTGCAGAGCGGCTTTGGTCTTCTCAATCTCAGCAAGGCTATGTTTCACAGAGCGGATCGGCGTGATTGCCGTAACGTCAAGCGTCACGCTCATCATTTGCGAGTGCGACTTATAGAAATTGCTAGACGCCTGTGCAATGGCAGGAGCCTTCTCTTGGATGTTTGTCAGCATCGACTTGTATTCCGGCTTCGCCATTGGAAGCTGAATGTTAATGTCAGGCGTTATTGACGTAAGTTCTGTTCTTGTATCTTTTGGCATTATTGCGTCCCCCCATTTGCAGATGAGCATCCTGCAAGATCAGACCTAGCGTAGCGCATGTCGCCAAAATCTGTAGCGTTCCCAGTCGAGGCAATCGTGATGTAGTCGATATTATTAAGTGTACTACCGTCACTTCCACCTGCAAACAATCCTCTGGTCAACCCCGAAGCTGCGGTCAAACTTGATTTTGCTGCGGTGAGATCACCAAAATCTGTAGCGTTACCCGTTGACGCAATCGTCACATACGACATAACATTTGTGCGTGACCCCGCCGTCCCGCCGCCAAACACACCCCGCGTTGACGAAGAACATCCTGCAAGAAAGTTGGTGGTTTGCGTTAAATCACCGAAATCAATGGCGTTACCCGTAGAAGCAATTGTAATATATTCAATGACGTTTCTTGCGGCACCTTCAGGATCACCTCCACCAAAAATACCCCTTGTGCTAGACGAAAAAGAAGCAAGCCCCCTAGTAGGTGCTGAAAGATCACCAAAATCTGTAGCGTTTCCTGCGGAAGCAATTGTTATATACGCAATCACATTTGTGGCAGAAGAGTTGTTTGATCCTCCACCAAAAATACCTCTTGTATTTGAATTGCAGCCAGCCAATGAGTTCAAGACTTGCGTCAGATCACCAAAGTCTGTAGCGTTACCAGCAGAAGCAAACGTAACAAATTGTATTGTGTTTGTCCTTCCCCCTTCCGAACCGCCTGCAAATACGCCGCGTTCATCAGAGCCGCAAGCAGAAAGACCTGTTTGACCTGTGAGCAAGTCACCAAAATCTGTAGCGTTGCCAGTTGTTGTTATGTCTACTTGGTCTATGCTTATGTTTGCAGGGCTACTGCTACCTCCAACAAAGAGCGCACGTTGTAAAACATTCCCCGCCGTAGGCCACAGCCCCGCCTTGCTATACGCAAAGGCTTCCGCAAGCGACCACACTCCCGGTGCTGCATCGTTCTCATATGGCCCAGCGGGCGCTGTCGGGTTCTGCGTGATGATGTTTCCGAGGTAGCGTTTAGTCATTACTGAAGCCCTCCGTGGCCGTTGGAGCAGCCAGCAAGTATCCTATTTCCCGTTAAGTCACCAAAATCAGACGCATTGCCAGTTGTGGCTATTACAACAAAATCAATTACATTATAACCACCGCCAGCCCCGCCAGCAAATACTGCCTTTATATTGTCAGAAGCGCCGTTTGAACCGCTATATCTCCCAACAGTTAAGTCACCAAAATCTGTAGCATTTCCTGTGGAAGCTATAGTCACATAGTCTATTACGTTAGACGCAGAACCATCATTACCCCCAGCGAACAATCCCCTTGTGCTAGACGCAGCCCCGTTGTCATCGTAACTAGAAATTGTCCTGTCCCCGAAGTCTGTCGCATTTCCTGTTGAGCCAATTGTGATATACTCAATGATATTTGTGTAGCTTCCCACAAATCTAGTACCCATTACCCCTCTTGTTGGGGATGCAAACCCGCCAAGGTTTCCACCAGCGGCCCCCATATTGCCGAAGTCTGTTGCGTTACCTGCGGAAGCAATTTCAACGTAATCCATTGTATCGGTTCTGGCGCTACTATCTCTTCCGCCAGCCCAAACACCTCTTGTTGCGTTGCCCATAGAAGTGCAATCGCTTCGACCAACAGTTAAGTCACCAAAATCACTTGCAGTACCAAGGCTTGCAAAGGTTACAAAATCTATAACATTTGAACGGCTATCGCCAGTAGTATTATATCCACCAGCATGAACCGCTCTAGTAGTGGAGCCGACTGCTGCGCCCCGTAGTTTTTCTGAGCTTAAATCACCAACATCTGTAGCGTTTCCAAGAGTGGTAAAGAATATCTTTTCTATTGAGTTGTAGGTATTAGTCCTGCCCATAAACAAGCCCGTTATCGGCGGACTAGGCCACCCACTCGCGTTCTGATACTGCTCGGACAGGCTCCATACACCGTTAAAATTAGGCATTATGAAATTCCTCCGTGAGCAGCCGAGCTTGCAGATGGCGAGTAAGTTGAGTATGGAAGATCGCCAAAGTCTGTAGCATTTCCCGTGCTGGTAATGGTCACATAGTCAATTGTGTTGCTAAAAGCTGAACCTGCCGTTTGCCCAGAAATAAAGACTGCGCGATCCCCACCCGTTGCAGAAGCCCCATAATTTCTTGCCCCCGTTAAGTCCCCAAAATCCGAAGAGTTTCCAGCAGAAGCGATGGTGATGTATTGGATGACGTTAGATTTAGTCCAAATAGGTTCCTGCAAGAAACCAAAAAACACACCGCGCGTGCTGTTTGAAGAAGCAGACACACCCCCAGAGTTGAAGGAACCTGAGAAACTAATGTTTCCAAAATCCGTAGCGTTACCCGTTGAAGCAATCGTAACATACTGCATAGTGTCGCCAGCGTTACCAGTAATATGAACGCCTCTAGTTGGGGATGCCACTGCCCCCCCGTAATAATCGTTGGCAAGCATATCACCAAAATCGTTGGCATTACCCGTAGATGCAATCGTGACATACTGTATTACGTTGCTAGTAGTGCCTGAACCATTACGGCCCGCCCAGAATAGACCTCTTGTGGAGTTTGAACACCCAACACCATAGCGAGTTGTCGCTACAAGATCGCCATAATCTGTCGCGTTACTCGCTGAAGCAATAGTGACATAATCAATAGTATTTACATCAGAATTACCTGACCCAGTTGTTTGACCACCACCACGCAAGCCACGGGTGCTGGAGGCGCAAGCTCCACTTTGGTAACTGTTGGTAGTCAAATCTCCAAAGTCAGATGGATTGCCTGTTGTGGTGAATACAAACCTGCTTATGTTATTTACTGCCCCAGTGCTAATAAAACCACCATTTATAATGCCGTAAGGTATTGATGGCGTAAAACTCCCACTCGCATCACTAGCGGTGGACCAACCAAACGGATTAATCGCCCATACGTTGAACGTGTAGCTTGTGCCGTTGGTAAGGCCGGAGACTGTGATAGGGGACGCAGAACCAGACGTTGTATGAGCGCCCGTGCTATCTGTTACGCGGTACTCTGTAATCGCCGCACCGCCTACATCAGACGGGGAGGTAAAGCTAACATCAACCTGCGAATTACCAGCCGTGCCAGTAACCCCTGTCGCTGGATCGGGTGCGTTGATCCCGTCTTGGCCTATAAAGCCGCCTGTACGTTTAGCCATCAGAGGCTCCTATTAGCTAATTTCCTCGTAGCTAACGATCACTTCCAGATCATTCGCAGTGCCAGCAGTCGCCGTAATGGAACGGTCTTCTTCGAGATACAAAGCTGTGCCTTTGTCTACAGCAACCAAGGATGCGTCAGCCGGAACCGAAATAGTGCTGACCAGCGAGTATGCTGTGCCACCGCCAGCAGCGGCGCTGTGAACGTCAATCGTCACGTCAGCAGCGTTTGCGCCATCGACGTTTGCAATCTGGATCATGTTAATCTTAAACACCTTGCCACTTGATGCAGCGTTGCTGACCAGCGTTGTTTGCGAGGTTGAAGACAAAGCCACCAGCGCCGACTTGGCGGTGATTGTGGCGACATTTACTACGTTTGGTGCGGCCATGTGGCTTCTCCTTTAACCGAAAACAATCGCCATTGCGATTGCCTTCCCAGTTGTTGCAGCGGCATCGAGCTGCGGTTGAATGGCCGATGTAACACCATCGACGTAATTAAGTTCAGTGGATGTGGCTGTAACGCCAAGGTCAGAAAGCGATGAAACTGTGCCTTTAGCATCTAGCTGTGTTTGAATGGAAGATGTGACACCGCTGACATATCCGAACTCAGCGGTTGTAACGCCGCCGAGAAGCGTGTCTAAGCTGTCCCAGTTGCCGTTTAGATAACCGCCCCAAGCATCTTCGTCGCCGCCCACGGCTGGCTTATTCCAAGAATAGTTTGTCGTTGTGGTAGGCATTACGCGGCCCTCTCTAAGTAATCAGCCTCAGTCCAAGTATTACTTGGGTTTGGCGCTAAAGTCCATGTTGTCGTTGGTTCGTCTGCGTCAAGCCACTTATAGCGAGACAGAACATTAACTGTCAGGCTTAAATTATCTGTCGCAGACATTAATCTAACGCGATTATAGCTTATATTTACGCTAGATGATAGTGCCACATCTGCGCGGCCCACAACATCAATAACTCCGTTTGACGTAGCAGTAGACGTAAGGGCAATATTTGACGCAGCATTTGCAATCCGCTCACCCGCGCCTGACACATTGCATACAAGGCCAATAGATGCAGCGCCTTCCTCGACGCTGTAATTTTCGCCATAAATATAACTGCCGTAAGTGTTTAATCCGTAACCCGGTCTAAAGCCGGGAACTTCTGGATACTCAACCGCCACCGCAACTATAATGCCTTGGCAGACTATATTGGCCGCAGCGGTTCTAACCTTAATAGCCGCAGCCGATGCAGATGACGTGCAAGCTGTAGACGCCGCGCCGCCAATAATTCTATTACCGCTTGCAGTAACGCTGACTGCACACGCCGCACTCGACGCGCCTATTCTAACTTGCTGCAATAAAGAAGATGTTGTGGCGGCTATTGTTGCCGTTGATGCAGCGTTGCGGACGTTAACGGCTTCTGACGACACCGCACAAGCCAATGATACACTAGCTGAAGCATCAACTATAGAGCCGGATAAACCATAAATATCCTGACCATAAAAAGCATCACCGTAATTTGCGCGGTAGACGGTCATTAGGCTAACGTAATATCCAGATCACCAGTTGGGATGCGGAAAACGTCTCCATCGTTTATTGCCTTTGCAACAGTCAACGCGCTGTGAACAATCATGTCGCCGCTACTTGATGCAGTCATTACCGCCATGTGTGTAATTGTTCCCCAATTGCCGCCAGATGCAGCGGGGAACTCAACAGCCGACGAGTTGGTCGCTAAGTCATTGGTGACAGTAAAGCTAACCGCTGTTCTCGCATAACCGTTGCCCGAAACCTCATCGGCGGTTGAGCCAGTGTCGGTTGGGTCAGCAGTAAAAAGTCCAACATACCAAGCGGTCGGACGTGTAACGCTGGCCGCAGTGAACACATAGTTTAAAACATGAGTTTCGTAAGTGTTAGTAAAAGACATGGATTTCTCCGTTAGATATATCTGGCGCTAATATACACCAATTTTGCGTTAATAACTAGAGATAATAATTCTGCGACCAGAACCACCAAATCTAGTGTCGTCAGATGCTTTTTGCAAAGAAGCCAAACCATTTTGATATAGCGCCGACCATGTTTGTGTTCTTGCATCATCAAGTAAGTATGGAGCGGATTGCATTAACGCACCATAAAGATAAACGTCAGGCTGATCTTGCAACAACCAATTAAAGGTTACGCTGTCACTCAGGTTTGGAATTTTTGCGTAATAAGCAAGCTGCATGGGATATTCCGCAGCCGGAGTTGGGAACACCTCTATGGCACTACCCATTTGCGTATAATAGCGAGAAACGCCAGTTGTATCACTGTTGTTTTGGCGTTTTTCGAGCATATCCTCTGGGCCAATGAAATCCAGCTTAACTGTGGTTGACGCCGTAATGTTAAAACGCACAGTCTCCATCCAATCGTCTGGCACTTGCACATATCGGCTATCAAGCACAGCATCAACGCGCTCGATCATTTTGTAGTGCCGCAGCTTACGATTAATATCGGCCTCTGCCATCGAAATAAAATCAGGAATTGCCGCAACAGTATCCGCGTCTTCACGGTTTAACCAGCCAGCAATTGAGGTTTTAAGCTCTGAATAAGTTGAAAGTGCCATCTAACAGTCCCATGCTTTACGCGACCAATAATTAGCCGACAATTTGCTATTCTTGCCCTTTATACCACCAGAACGCGCACAATACGATGCTTTTCTACTTGGCGTGTTTTTCTTGATGGTCATGTTGGGATCGCCAAAGTTAACCTTTTTAACTTCATTGCCCTCAACAGCAAGGACTTCAAACTTCTTTGGGCCACCCCGGCGCGGTTTATTGACTGCCGTGAAGCCATGCCGCTTTTTTGCCGCCGCAATCTTTTCCGCTTTTGTACGCATGAAAATAAATAAGCCCTACGATTTTAATAAACACTTGCCAGCCATTGCGCATTTACTTGGTATTGGACAGCGTTTACATGGCTTAAAAGATGCTGCTGAAGAATACTTACCAGTCTTCATTTCTTTTTCCCGCCTTTTTTCTTACCCATGCCCTTTTTGCCATAGCCCATTATGCTTTCCTCTTTGCTGGTTTTTTCTTGGATTTCTTTGCATCTGTCTTAATGACTTTTAAATTTGACCAAGCGTTTGGATATGCAGAACCCCGGCGCTCCGACATAGCCCTTGCTCTTGCAATTTGTGCTTTTGTCATCTTTGCCATAACCAAACCTCAGAAAGTTAATAGCAACCTATCACATTATGCTATTCCACGCAATCCGCGCTTGATTGGTGCGCCCCATTCGACTTCAGGCTTATAACCAACAGCCAAATATCTAAACGCATCTGCCCCGTGAGAAGTCCAATCGTGCAAAGGTCTACCGCGCCAAGACTTCATGCGCTCGTCAAACTCACGCCGATATTGCAAAAGTGCCTCGATGCCTCGATCACATTTTTCTTCATCAAACCAGCAACGGTTCAACATAGAACGAGCAGCTTGTATGCCATCTTCGATGCCCAGCCGTGGCGCAATATCTACGTTTTTAATGCCCAGCGCGTCCAAAGTTTCTAAACGGCTTTTACCTGTGCCAAGCTCTTTCACGCGAACATCGTGGGGCAATATGTGCCGATCATAATGGTATCCACGCTCACTTAAAGCCTTAGCGTAATGGTCTAAACCAACGCCGCTGCTCTCATAATAATCAATCAAGCGTATTTCTTTGCCGACATATTGAGCAAACCAAATGGCAGTGCTGTCGCCAATACCCAAGTCCCAAGCGGTTATTACACCAACGCCGGGATCATACGGAACTTTTGATACACGCTTTTCCTCTTTGGCTTTTTTCATTTCCATAGCATAATATGCGCCTTGGATCGCCGCTTCAAAAGAACAAAGAAACTCTTGAGCGTACCGATCTTCGCCCATAGTGCGCTTGGCTTCGGATAGCTCTTCGTCATCCAATATGCCTGTTTCGTCGGCCTTATACATTGCGCAGAACCAAGCAGGATCAGATTGTGCGTGGTGATAAATGTCCCAGAAATCGTTTTTACCTTTGGGCGTTCCGATAAATGTGGCGCGGCCTTTACGATCAGCAAGGCTGGGGCGAATAACAACAGGCCAAGCATTAGCCGGGAAGTCAGCGGGTTCATCAAGCACAACGCTGTCGAAATACAGCCCACGCATCGCATCGTAGTTATCAGCGCCGAATAAACGTATGCGCGAACCATTAGGGAAATCCACACGCAATTCACTGGCGTTAGAAACTGCGCCTTCAATGTCCTTAGTGTATTCCAGCAAGTAATCCCAAGCGATAGCTTTGGCCTGTCTGTAATATGGGGCAATGTAAGCAACGCGAACATTCTTGCGCGGTATTGTTAGCGCATCCCGTATAAGGTCATTGATAGCCGCAACCGTCTTGCCAAAGCGCCTGTGAGCCACGATCACCGCCCAACGCTGCTTTCGGGCATGATACGGCTTTAAATGCTTTCTGGGGCGGTAATTAATCGTCCTCGTCGCCATCATCCAACCACTTATAAGCCAAGACGTGTTCGCCGTCATTACCAGCGCCCTCAAGCCTTTGCGTTTCTTTCCATCCAGCTTGGGTTTTTAAATAGAATATCTGTGCGCCCAAGTCGCCTCCCCGTGCTTTTTGGATTAAATTTTGAGCAACAAAGCCAACGGCTTCTGCTTTTCCCTTTTTATATTGTGCGGAAACTTCGTCATCACGCTCCATTATGTCATAAAAAGTGCGCCGCCCAATACCAAAATAATCAGCTATTTGATCAGTGCTAAGAACCGCAGCCAGTGTTTTTACTTCCGACTTTTGTTCTTCTGTTAATTCTATGCGCGGTCTTCCGCCTTTGTTTTTTTCTTTATTTTCCATATTGCATTACCCTCCATGCTTGTATATTGTATTTTACACAAGGAGAAAAAACATGACATTCACCAACACACATGAGCAATTTTGTTTTGACACTGCGGTAGAGTTTAGCGCAGTGAGAGGCTTTGGCGGCAAACGTACCCGCAAAAACTTTACGCAATACCAAGACGCAATTAAATATGCACAAACCTACGGCGACAAACGCACAATGATTTATGCAATCAACGCTATTGGCAACTCTGCGCACTTGCTTAATGCTTAAACTAAACGCCACGTTCAAAAACCTTTATATCTGCTTTGCGCACGTCAAAATACTGCATTGCGTCAGCAATTGCTTTAAGTGGCATTCCGTTATCACCGCAAGTATAACAATCCATGCTTAAAAAATTTCGCTCTGGAAATGTATGAATGGTAAAATGGCTTTCAGCCAAAATCCAAGCACAAGTGAACGCGCCTTGATCATTAAATTTGTGCATTTTGAAACTTATTATAGTTAAATTTGATTTCTTTATAGATTCACTCAACTCAACCAACAAATTTTCGTCTGCAAGAATTTCAGATTCGTTAAGCCAAACGTCAGCAATAACATGGTTGCCTTTAGTCTGCATTTTCTGCCTCCATGTTAATTTTTATTTCGCCTAAATAATTTGCCGCTTTCTTGGCATCGCCTTTTATAAAAACCAAGATATTTTGATGCATTTTGCCAACTTTACGGCTTGCTTGCATGGCCTTACCAGCCCTTAAAGGAAGCGTTCCAGCACTGTTAACTAATATTATTTCATTATAATACTCATAACCAGCTTCTTCCATTATGTTTATGGTGCTTGGAATTGTACCAATATATGACCCACCTTTTCCACGGACTTCACCCATTACAATGACGGCAAATCTGTTTTCTTTTAGTTTGGCAAAAGTGTTTTGCAAAATTTTCTTATAAATTACAAAAAAATTGTCGTGGCTCATATTGCTTAAATCGTTTGGATCATCGCTGTAAACTTCCAAATCCGCATAAGGTGGACAACTAAATATTAAATCGACACTTTCATCTTCTATATAATTATCCATATTTTCGCTGGTGTCATTGTAATAAACACATGGCAGGTTTGCCTTATCACATCGTTTTTGATTAAGATCAGCTTGTTCTTTTCTTAACTCTATTCCAGCAAATTGCATACCTATGGAACCAGCGACAAAACCAAAAACTGTATCGCCAGCAAATGGATCAAAAACAAAACCATCTTTTTTGCCAAACCATGTAACAATAATTTCGGCCAAAACAGGGTCTAAAAGACTGACGCCGTTATTTACATCACCAAGCATTCCACCATTTGCCAAAGTGTCTTCTCTTGTTTCGCCTTCGTCACCAATTAACGTGCGCCACTTTCGTTTTCTTTCAAGCCAAGTTCCTTTCCTTGTGTCCAATACACTGAAAGGCGGCTCACCATAGTTTTCAACCATACTGCCGGAAACACCGTCAGAATATTTTTCATCTTTGTCATCGAATAGCTTTGCTAGTTCATCCAAAGAAAAACCAGTTTTCTCTAAATTGAAATTTAAATCACCCAACTCTTTAAATTCAATTTTTAAAAGCGTTTCATCCCATCCAGCGTTTAGCCCCAGCTTGTTATCGGCAATGACATAGGCTTTCTTTTGAGCGTCCGACCAACCAACAGCGGTAATACAGGGAACCTCTTTCAAACCTAGCTTTTGCGCAGCGAGAAGTCTGCCATGCCCAGCAATAATTTCTCCATCTATGTCAACAAGGATTGGATTGGTAAAACCCCACTCATTAATGCTGGCTGCTATTTGCGCAACCTGTTCATCGCTGTGTGTTCTACTATTTCGCGCATAAGGTATAATGCTTCCTATGCTTCTGCGTTCCACTTTATCTGCTGGCCAGTTTTGTTCGTTCATCGTTTACGTCCTTTTCAGGGTGCGCTAATAAAAAAGACAGAGGGAAGTTTTGGGAGGATTTCCCTCTGTCATAGGTGGCGGTCAACAACAGGACAAGTTGACCAGAGCAGACTGTCTGGAAGAACAGTATCTGAATTTAAGCATACAATTGCTCATTTTGCAACCTTGCCGTTTTTTTGTACCGATTAAGATCAGCATCAGTAATCATACCAGTAGCCAGCATTGATTGCGCCCGTTTACCGCTTAACCACGTTTCACAAACCGGATAACCGCCTTGGATGCGCTTCGCATTGATTGTAACCGGGTTTAAAAGCCACTCGCTTTCACTGCTTTCATTTGCAAAAACAGGCTTGGCTTTTCGTATTTGCTGCGCCGCTTTCGATAGCTCCTTAGCTGTGGGCCATGTTCGAGTTTCTAAGTTACCCAGCACCGCCTCTTCAAATTCACCAAACCATTCGGTCAAACCTTGGCTTGGGGCTACTTTGTTTATGCACTTGGCAAGGAACGTGGCTTCATCCTTAATTGCTTGTGCTTGGCCTGTCAGCGCCCGTGGTGGGTTAAGGCGGCTAAGAAGTTTAAGTGTTAGTTCCTGTATCTGTTCATCACGCATTTGGCTTTACCATTTCTGCAAATATCTTATGCACTAAGTTCTGTTGATCTTGTTCGCTGTCTGCTTGAGCGAATATTTCATCATCCCATCTTTCTTGATTTAACCATGTAGCTGGATGCGGGATAAACTTTTTGTCTTTGCCATCTACACTAGCCGCAAACAAAGCGGCTTTGGAAATAATAACATCAGGGTCGGTCTTTGCAACTGCAACTTCCCAAGCCTTTCGTGCCGATCCTTTCGCTGTCTTTCTTGGAAAGCATTTATAAAAATCATCAAACTTTTCGACCAATATATTATCTTCTATTCCAAGGTTCTTTCTTCCAAGGTTATTCATGCGCAGATTTTGCGTATCCCCATGCGCAGCTTTTGCCGTAGGTATACGCAGATTTTGCGCATCGGTATGGAAGTCCTGGGAACTCTTGAGAAGTAACTGGTAGCTATTAGAAGTCTTGCCACCTTCTGGGCGAAATCTTTGTGTCACCTGTATGAGGCCAAGCTCCGCTAAATCAGATATATGTTTCTCAACAGATCGCCGGGACATTCTACAAACCTTCGCCAGCCTGTTTATGCTAGGAAAGCACAAGCCAGTTTCTCCGTTGTGGTGGTTAGCTATCCAATACAGAACAATCTTAGGGGCAGGGGCTAAGTCCTGTTCCATAGCAAGTGCTGTCATTTGGTGAGACATTAGCCTTCCCTTTCAAAGTATTCCGAAACCCTTTTCACAGTATCATACTGCATATTTTGTTCCCCGGTCAGAAATTTATATATCGTGGGGCGCGTTAAACCTGTCTCCCTAGCAATCTTGCTCATGTTGACACCTATTAACTTTTCACGAATTTCGTCTGGCGTTAGCATTTAAATCTCCATCAATTATTTGCAATTTATGCTTTACACCCGCATCTATCTATTGTAAACCCCAAGATGCAGACAATGGGAGAAATAAAAATGAACGCAAATGATAAAGAGTTGTTAATTAGTAATATGTACACATTGCTAACGGAACACTGGATGGAAGTTTCGAAAAAATTTGAACAGAAAGAAATTAGCTTTGACGAATACAACAAGCTAAACTTTCCTGTCGGTGCAATCGAAAAAATAAGCAAAACAATAAGAGACTTTAAGGGAGATCAATAATGACCGAGATCAAAAAATTCCACGATGCTATGGAGCTTGTCAGTGAGTTAAACAAATCTCACGGCGTTATGCAGAAGGGCGGCAAATCATACACAGAGGTTTCCACACGAATGGAAGCCTTCCGCATTACGTTTGGCGGCAACTACGGCATCGAAACAGAGTTGGTTTATAATGACCAGCAAACAGTGGTAGTTAGAGCCATCATTAAAGACAAAGACGGCTTTATTGTTGGATCGGGCCTTGCAGAAGAAATACGCGGGTCATCCTACATAACGAAAACATCAGCCTTGGAAGTTTGCGAAACATCTGCGATTGGACGCGCATTGGCTTCGCTTGGGCTACATGGCGGCACATATGCGTCTGCTAACGAAATGGTGGGTGTTGAACGCAAAAACGAAACAATAGCGCCAAAGCACACCCCAATGAGCATAGCGCCAGAAGACCGGGTGCAAGCGGTTGTTGATTTCTATAGCAACGGTTGCAGCGCGGCTGCTTTTGAAAAGTTTGAACCAAAATACGTCAAAACAATAAACCAAGTCGGCCTTTCAGAGGAAGACTTTAACCGCATGGTTGAAGCCCATGATGATCGCAAAAAGGAGTTAGAATTATGAAAGTCATTACAATCGCAGGGACTGCAACCAAAGATGGTGAAGTTAAAGAGGGGGGAGTGGACAAGGCTGGACTCGGTTCGTTCTCGTTAGCCGTTGACGATGGTTATGGCGCAAACAAATCAACCATGTATTTTGACTGCACGTTTTGGGGAAAGCGCGGCATAGCCGTTGTTCCATATGTGCGCATAGGTTCTAAGGTTACTGTAAGCGGAGAGCTTACACGGCGCGAATATAAAGGCAAAACATATCTGGGCGTAACGGTTAACAATTTAACGCTTCAAGGTTCTAAGGCGGCTCCCAGCGCCCCTGTTAACCATGTGAACCCTGTTAACTCTCCCGAAGGCACACCAGCCGATATGGACGATGAAATACCGTTCTAATGAAAGTGCCTAGAATTCAAGTTGAGTTGAGGGATGGGCAATTGCTGCCTGTCTCTCAGCATGACGCAGAACGTCTTGGAGAGTGCAAATTTGGACAGCTTTTTAATCTGTCAGTGACGGGAACAAGATCAAACCCCCATCACAACCTGTATTGGTCAACGCTTAAAACCGCGTGTGAAAGCACTGGTATGTGGCCCACAGCGCAGCACTTACACCATGAATTAAAATTGGTTTGCGGCTATTACAAGACAACCATATCGCCGCTTACGTCCAGCATTGTGCGCCATGTAGACAGCACGGAGTTTAGCGCAATGACACAGGCTGAGTTTATGACGTATTTTGAACTCGCCATGAGCAAATTAGCGGAGGCAGTTGGTTATGACCCAATTCAAAAGTGAACAAGTATTGAGATATTCAGATGAACAGCTAATGATCCGAGCGATGCCTTGTCCGGTTTGTTACGCTAAACCAAGAAAGTTTTGCAAAAGAGAGCCAAACAAAAATGGAATAATTAAAAATCACAAAGAAAGACAAATTTTGTTTAACGAGTTTATTAAAAGTTCAAATGAAGTTGGTGGTATTCACTTACATGGCAAGGAATTGCACTTAACCACTAAATGGGCAAAAAAATACTATGATAAAGAAACGGAAAAAATAGATGGTAATTAAACAGAGGGTCTTTACTTATATTTGTTGGCAGCTGGTGCCAACTGAGGATTAAATGGAATTAGTGTGGTCTAACCCAAAGCCTGAAAAGGCAAAGAAAGACCCGAAGTTTTTACAGGCGCTTCGGGAAAAGAATTGCTGCGTTTGCGAGGCATTTAATCTGCCACAAATGTCAGCCACACAAGCTCACCACGTTATTCACGATAGGTTCAGCCGATCCAAAACCGCTGATCGGATGGCGATCCCATTATGCGAGGGACACCACCAAGGGTTATGGGACAACAGTAAAATTGCCATCCATCAAAGCCCGAAAGAATGGCGCGATCTTTATGGGCCAGATTACTCGTATTCCCAGCAGACCGATATATAAAGCACCGGGCCTCTGTCGGGGTGACAGAACACCTTTTTAGCTTTTACGCTGTGAACTTGCTTATCATC